TCTTCATGACCAAAAAGCTCCCTTTAGAGGCGGCAGTCGCATTTCGTATTGACGCTTGCGCGTGACATACTTATCATTCTTATCTTTGCGATTACCCTTGCCAGTCCAGATTGGCGTGCCCTCGATAAACTCCCAATCCATAACAGAATTATCAAACTTATGAAACGTCAGAGACTTTTCAAAATACTGATAAGTCTGATACAGAGACACCTGATCAACAAACCACATCAATCCGTTGTCAGCAATACCCTTGTGTACCTTGGCTGCAAATGCGCGCGAACCTTGCGACCCAGAATAATAGACAAGACCTGCAGCAACCTTTGTGCCAAGTGCCTCCCACCCAACAGTATCAGGCAGAGAGTCGCGCAGAAATAGACCAACATCTGCATCAATTCGTTCAAGCTTCGCATTGAATAGTGAGTCAATGTCAGATAGGTACATTGCACCACCACCCTCTAGTAGCTGTGGCGCAACTAGAAAGCGATTGCTTGCATAATATGTGCGCATTACTTCGCTGCTGGTTCCGTGCGGAATCTTTAGCGTTTCGATAGAGAATGTCATCTTACCCTTGCGAGCAATCGCATTATATCGAATACGAAACTGATTCAGCTTTGTCATCACCAGACTCTTAGGAGTAGTGTGGTTGACCATAACGTGAATATGAATAGAGTTATCAGCAATTGCATTGGACGCGACGAATGCAGGGCCGTGCGCGTCCAGATACAATTCATCACATGAGGCCATGACACATAAAGCGTCTGGCTGCTCAAAGAAGTCTTTCATCGTCCTATAATCCTATACGGCACATACGGCGTATTCGGAATCTTAATCGAATAACCGTTCGCCTTCGCAGAGTCTTTAAGACCATGCCACACATTCACAAGATCGGGGCGCGGGTGATCTTCCGGTGTCCCCGTAAACCACTTGGGACGCCACGGCTGCGTTGACATCTTTGTGAAGTGAAGATGCCAAATCTCATTCGGATTAAGACCCTCACCGTCATGGCAATTCCATCGTCTATCAAGCTCATGCACCAGCTTATCATTGCCGCTAAAGAAACGCACATAACGATGATGTGATGATGAATTCACCTTTAGACGTTGAATGGGCATGAGATATTCTTCCATCTTTGCACAATCAAATACAATGACGCAAAATTCATGGCCACCAAAACGAGTACCCTTGCGCGCAGCCATAGGCTTGCCTTCAAGATCGATATCAAATAGCTCGCCAATATCGCGCATATTAATCATGTCAACATCAGTATAGATCGCGCGACCCTTGAACCCACAGACCTCAGGAATCGCCCAGCGAAATCCACTGAATGGTGTTGACCACTCCTGCGTCTCCCAGCCACCCCACGGGCTATCTGTGTCAAGAGTTTGTCGCATCCACGTAATGTCGAGATTGCGAGAGCAATGGCTTCTCAGCGAATACTCATACACCATCTCAGCCTCAGCATCTTCGCCGTTAGCTGAGGTGCCGATGAAAAGTCTAACTGGCTCAGTCATATCACATACCTCTCTTGCGGAAGAACATACCAGTGCGCCCCATGAAGCCCTTAGGCATCGTGGAATAAGCGCGAACATTACCACTCATCTTACCATCATATTCGAAACCGTTAGCTGCAAATGCGCCAACCCAATAGTCAATAGATCGACAATTGACATGATGATGACCAGGCCACCCAGGAGGTGCGGCCGTGCATACGACATAATTGCACATACGAAAGCTATGCATGTAGTTATCGATAAACTTTTCTTCGACATGCTCAAGAAATTCGACAGACCACGCTAGATCAAACTGTGTCGTAGGCAGATGCGACACATCAACTGGGCCGAGTGTGTAATCGTGAATTGTGACGTGCTTTGTCTGGCGCTCAACATAAGGATCACCATCAATACCCCAAGATTGAATACCAACGCTCTCGGCCAGCTCAATCATGCCACCAGGACCACAACCAACATCAAGCATCGACTTGATGCCGAATGTATCTCGGATCACCAACAGCGCGCCGGGGTCAAGATGAGTTCGGTTAAGGTGCCCGCCCAGATGCGCAGGAAGTTCTCCTGCCGGCGATGATGTGTTGTGGTTTTCTGAACCACTTGCCGTTGATGTTTGCATTGATGTATTCATCCTTTTCTAGCACGTCACGTCGAAATTGTTCTCGGACCTCAGAGTAATTTACATCACCTCTGGTCGAATGTAAAGATAAAATTTGGCGGTGATACCTATCTTGCCCAAATTCTTTTACCAGGGCTTTAATTTCATCACCTGACCCATAATATGTCTTCCAGTCGCTTTCTTCACGCTTGCGCTTGATTGCGCCTTTTTTCTTACGCATTGACCAAAAATATTTGCGACCAACATACATCTTACCCGTCACTCGATCAGTGATAAGATAGACAAACCCGTAGGATTTGCCGATATCCTCGCTTGTAAACGGGGCACCGTCAAATTCCCACGGGTTATCATAATCTAATGTCATAGACGAAGCTCCTAGTCCTCGTCTATGTATTTCTCATCGTCGTCATCATCGTCGTCATCTTCTATGTCCAGAGGATCACCACAGAATGGGCAAAACTCTGGGGCATAAAAGATGCCGTCTTGATCAGTCTTATAAACTAGCGTAAATTCTGCATCACACGACCCGCATGTGATTTCGTCTTCCTCTTCAAAATCAAGCTGCGCCGACTTTAGTTTTTTCTCCATGCGAGTATGCCTCCTCCCAGGTGCCAGTAAGACCCGCGACTTCATATTCGGTGACGCGGTTCTCAAAGAAGTTGGTGTGATCAGCACCATTAAGCACCCATTCGAGCCAGGGCAGAGGATTGTCCTTCACCTTGAAGTTAGGCTTCAGACCCAGCTGTAGGAGGCGCCTATCCGTTATATAGCGGATGTATGACTTTACCTCATCAGCCGTCAGACCATTAACATCACCCATCGCATAGGCTAGATCAACAAACTTGTCTTCAAGCTTTACTGCCTGTCGAGCCATTTCATAGATTTGCTGCTTGAAGTCGTCATTGACGATGCGAGGGTGTTCAGCACAGAAGGTACGGAAGAGAAATGCGTTACCTTCTACGTGAATACTTTCATCGCGGATCGACCATTCAACAACCTTACCCATACCCTTCATCTTACCGAATCGCTGAAAATTCAGTAGCATGACGAAAGATGCGAATAGCGCGACACCTTCATTGAACACAGACTTAGCAAGCGCAAGACCAAGCCCACTCTTTGTGCTTGTATCAGCCTCAGTCATGAAGTCAATCTTGTCGGCCATCTCCTTGTATTCAAGAAATGCAAGATACACATCATCAGGCAGACCAAGAGTATCATTCAGAAGTGCATAAGCACGCTGGTGTACGCCTTCACGTGCGGCGAAAGAGCCAAGCATGTTTCGCACTTCATTATTCTTAAAGTTGGGCACGAACAAGTCATAATAGTTCTTCCCGACGGCAACGTCGGACTGGGTGAAGAGTCTGAGGATTTGGGTGACGAATTCCTTATCCGACCCAGCCATCTTCCCAGACTTCCAATCGGTGACATCTTCTCCAAGGTCTACTTCATCCTCGATCCAGTGCGCCTTTTCATGACGCTGTGTGATTTCTACGGCCCAAGGGTACTGAAACGGCTTATAGACCTTAGAGAATTCCAAGAGCCCACCGCGCTCCTTGACAAGCAGCTTGTCGCCCTGCGCAACAAGCTCAGTGTACCCACCGATGCGCTTACCATCGATGAATACCTGTGGCACAGTATTTACCTTGTGCTGCTGATAGAATGCATAACGAATTTCTTCATTGTCCATTCTATCTTCCGTGTATGACAACCCTCTGGCAGTCAGCCACTCCTTTGCCTTCTCACAAAAGGGGCAGCCAGTCTTTGATACAATACGAATATCCATAGTCTTTAGCCCTGACATGCTACGCATTCCTCCTGCGACTGTTCTTGAACCTGCACTTCGCTGATATCAACCAGCTTATTGCGCTCAACCTTCTTAGATACGTTCTCTGCACGATTTGAAGATTCTGTGCGAAGATAATATAGACCCTTGCAACCAAGCTTCCATGCTGCAAAGTGAACCTTGTGTAGTAGACCTCTCGACTCACCAGCCGGGAAGAATAGATTGAGTGACTGACCCTGGCAGATAAACTTCTGACGATCAGCTGCTTGCTCAACAATCTCCATCTGATCAATCTCGATGGCCGTAGCAAATACTCGCTTCTGATGTGCGCTCAGGAAGTCAAGATGCTGCACCGACCCACCATTCGTGATAATGCTGGACCACACCTCATCTGTGTCCTTACCAAGATCAGCAAGAACCTTCTTTAGATACACATTCTTAACAAGATGCGAGCCAGCACGGGTGCGATGCGTAAATGCATTTGCCTTCCATGGTTCAATAGACGGTGAGCAACCATGCACAATAGAGCTATTTGCATTTGGTGCAATAGCAATCAGATGTGCATTTCGCATACCGCTACCAATCATATCTGGTGCTTCGCCACGCTCTGTTGCGAGTGAGCGGGACTCAGCGATGGCCTTCTCCTGGATATCTGCGAATATGCGTCGATTGATACCACGTGCTTCCGGGCTTCCAAATGAAACGCCCTGCTGTTGGTAATATGAGTGCAGACCCATTGCGCCAAGACCGAGCGACCGCTCGCGCTGCGCGGAGAAACGCGCACGTGAGATTTCGTCGCCAGCATTTTCGATGAATACCTGGAGCACGTTGTCCAGCATTCGAATCAGGTCCCGAACGATATTGGAGTTCTTCCACTCGTCGTACTTCTCTAGGTTTAACGAAGATAGGCAACATACTGCGGTTCTCTCCTCGCTTGTCGGTAGATGAATTTCATTGCAGAGGTTAGAGCCGTGAATCTTTAGACCGAGGTCCTTGAGCGATTGCGGCATAGTGGCATTCGCAGTATCAATAAAGTTTAGATAAGGTTCACCCGTGCGATAGCGCACCTCAAGAATAGTCTCCCAAAGCTTTCTTGCACGCATTGTCTCGCGCACAGTATCATCATTCGGGTCACGTAGGTGCCACTCTG